TTTGGCTGGTCGTCTGCGTATCGTCTACAAGTCGCCGTTCACCGCGCTGACTGCCGAGTCGCAGGACGTGACGACGGTTGGTGGTGTGCCGGCTTCGTGCGATGACATTCTGGCTTTGGGTGTCCAGATCCGTCTTATGTCGCCGAGGGAAATCAAGCGCAATTTCACGGAGTCGCAGGGCGATACACGTCGAGGGGATGAGGTTCCGCAGGGTGCTGTCGGCAACTCAATTCAGAACTTGCTGCGGTTGCGTCGTGACCGCATCACGGCTGAAGCGATGAGGTTGGCGCGTCAGTACCCGACGCTGATGACAAAGGTCTGACGTGGCTACGCCATTCACCAATCACCTGACAGTTAGGTTCTCGCCAGCTGAAGCGTTCTTCACCGGCAAGCCGTCAGCGACTCTCGTACCTGACGTTTTCCCCGTGGCGATCAACGGTCATGCGTACATGATCGATGTCAAATCGGGCCAGTACGCTCGAGGATTTGAGCAGCGTGTCCGTGATTCGCAGGACATTTCTACGGCCCCTGGCGAGTCGTCTATTTCGACTGGCGGTCTGTGGCGGCGTGGTGAGGCTTCGTGGCATCTCGGTGCGGGGCAGGGTCGGGCCGATGTGGCGGACTCGCAAGCGTATCGGTTTGAGTCCAGTAAGGGTGTTGACGTTTGGACGAAGGGCGAACTGTCGCTACTGAACGCAACCAAACTCTCGTTGTCGTCTACCGGCACGAACCTCAAGGTCGTCACTACCGACACCCGTGTTTATGTCATAGCGGGTGACACAATCAAGTACACCACGGATCCGTTCGCTTCCAGCCCGACATGGACCAGTATCGCCAAGGGTACGTCTGCGGGCCAGTTACCGAACGCGACGGCTCGAGACATGACGACCGACGGCAAGAACGTCTACTTGACCTACCCTGGCACGTCGAACACTTACGGCCTGTGGAAATACACGCCCGCTGGGGTTTCTAGCAACGTCGCATACGGTCACGAACTGGGCTACATCGACTTCGTCAAGGGCTACTTCATGGTCACGGGGTCGACTGGCAACACGAACGACCTGTATTTCAGCCCGAGCGGGAACATCGGCACAGCCTCTTACGAGCATCCTGTTGCGGACTTTGTGTGGCTCGGTTTTGCGTCGGGGCAGAATGCCATCTACGCGGCGGGCAAGCTCGGCTCGACGGGTGCGGTGTACAAGATCACCATCAAGGACGACGGCACACTCAATGAACCAATCGTGGCGTTGGATCTGCCGGACGGCGAATACCCGACTGGCATCTACGGGTATTTGGGGTACGTCTTGCTCGGCACGAACAAGGGTGTCCGTTACTGCTCGACCGATTCGGCGGCCAATCTTGTTGCCGGCTCGCTGATCCCGACCAGCGGTGACGTGCTTGAGTTCATCGCCGCCGACCGTTTCGTCTACTTCACCTACACCAACTACGACGGGATTTCGACGGGTCTGGGCAGGCTGGATCTGGCCAACTTCACGTCTACCAACACACCCGCGTACGCGACTGACCTGATGTATGGCGACGACACCACGCCCGTTACGGCGGCTGTTCAGGGCGTTACCGTTTTCAATAACAAACTGGTGTTCTCGGTCAGCGGTGTTGGCGTGGTCGTGGAGGATTCCGCCAACCTGGTCGCCTCGGGTGAGATTGTCACCGGCACTTACCAATGGGGCATCCCCGACCGTAAGTTCATCGCCAAGATTGACACCCGTTCCCGCCAGTTGTACGGCACGATCATCCCGTCTATCTCGTTTGATGGTGGTGCGTACTCGACCCTGTCTGGCCAGATTGTTCCGCTCAGTTACGAATCGACCAGCAACCCGCCGCAGACTAAGTTCATCGAGGCCCGTCTCAAGTTCACCCTGAACCGTGACTCTGGAACGGTGGGGCCGACGATGACCCGCTGGATGGCTCGGGCCTACGCAGCCCCAGCCCGCTCGGAGGTGTTCCGCGTGCCGGTGCTGATCCACAGCGTCATCAACCGCTGGGGGGCGGACTACTTCTTTGACGTGGAAAACGAATTGCGGGAACTGCGGAGCCTGATCACGGATCCCCGCGTTGTCAACTATCAGGAGGGAACCGACCAGTATTCGGTCATCGTGGAAGAGGTCGATTTCCAGCAGTATGACGTGGTGAACCGAGACAACGTCTACGAGGGGACTGCTATCATCACCATGAGATCGGTCTAACGGGAGAGTCATGCCACTACCAGTACGGCGTAGTTATGCGGGGGCGGGTGCAGCTTGTATCCTTGCGTCGTCCATCAACAGCTCTGCTACGTCGTTCTCAATCACGGGTACGACTACGGGCTGGCCGACCACCGCTGGTGGCGGCTTCTACATGGTCATTGATCCAGGTCTGTCCACCGAAGAGAAGGTGTTCGTCGGGTCGCGTTCGACCGGCTCGTTGTCGTCGGTGACCCGTGGCGTGGACGGCACGACTGCTGCCAGCCACGATGCCGGCGCAACCTGCTACCCCGTGTTCACGGCTGTTGATGCCAACGAGGCTAACTTGCTGGCCTCGACCATGACCACCAAGGGCGATCTGCTTTCGACGGATGGTTCCGATCCGAAGCGTGTGGCTGTCGGCACGAACAACCAGCGTCTTGTTGCGGATTCGGCGCAGACGGCTGGCATGAAGTGGGTTGCTGATACACAGAACACGGTCATTGATGCCAAGGGCGATCTGCTGGTTGGTTCGGCGGCTGACACGGTTGCTCGTCTTGCGGTGGGTACGGACGGCCATGCTGTAGTCGCAGACTCAACTGCGACCAATGGGCTGGCTTACTCTCCGTTGTCAGGTTTCAGAAACGCAATTATCAACGGCGATTTCAGAATCAACCAACGTGGGTTGAACTCATCGGGTCAAGTCGGCGGGGTCGCTCTTACAAGTGGTCAATACGGTTTTGATCGGTGGCGTTTCAATTTTTCTGGCGGAACGGTCACATATTCTGCTCAGACATTTACCATTGGTAACCCTATTACTGGGTATGAGCCGACAACTTTTGCTCGGGTCGTAACGGCAAGCCAAAGCGCGTCTGGGGATCTGTGCATTTTCAACCAAAGAATGGAATCTGTACGGACATTTGCAGGTCAAGAAATCACGGTTTCGTTTTGGGCAAAAGCCTCATCCGGAACGCCGAAACTTGCCATTGAACTGGAACAGGGTTTCGGTACTGGTGGGTCGCCATCTTCGCCCGTCAATACTTATGTAGGCCAAGCGACACTTTCTACATCATGGACACGTTTTCGGTTCACGGTTTCTGTCCCCTCTATTTCTGGAAAGACGTTGGGTACGGCAGGGGATGATTATTTCCAGTTGAACTTCTGGACATCTGCTGGTTCTACATTCAATTCCCGAACTGGATCGCTGGGCATACAAAACATCACAGCAGATTTTTGGGGTGTGCAGATTGAGGCTGGCCCCGTCGCTACCCCGTTCGAGCAACGTCCTATCGGTATCGAACTACAACTATGCCAGCGGTACTACCAGCGGTACACATCAACCGCTGGCGACCAAGCGTTTGCCGCAGGGGTATTCCTAAGTTCGACACAGCCACTAGGCGCATTCACGTTCCCAGTCATGAGGGCTGCACCAACATTCAGTTTCTCAAATGGAACGTACGACGTTGTTACCAATGGTGCAGCATTGTCAGTCAGTTCGATGGCTGCCGTTAACATCACGACGTTTTCAGCACAGTTTGGTGGGACTGTTAGTGGTGCTACTGCTGGCGGCGGCTGTGTCTACCGACAAGATTCTGGATACTTTGAGTTGACGGGGGCAGAACTGTGACGTACAAGACCATGCAAGACCCGCTTGGCAAGCGTGAATGTATCGGGATTTACCGTGTCACCGATGGCGCAAGTATCCCACTAGACCCTGCCAACTCCGATTACCAGCAATATCTAGCGTGGCTCGCTGAAGGCAATACACCCGAACCGTGGAATCCCGAGGAGAACAAGTAATGGTCAAGATTCAATCCGTCATCGGTCGTGTGTTTGCCGTGTTCGGCTCGTCGGCTCTCGCCGCTCTTGCCGGTGGGGCGTTGATCGGCGTGGAATTGTACAAAGCCGCGTGCCTCGCAGGCTTCATGGCCGCCGCCAAGGTGACCGAGCAGCTCTTGAAGTTCTGGGCTGAGGACGGTGTCCTGTCGAAGGAAGAAGTTGCCATCGCCTTCGGGAAGAAGCCTGAAGCTCCGTCGGCTGAGTAAAGCCGTATCGGCGACAGCCGGTCTACTTCTTCTTCTCGTCGCAACGACAGCCAGCGCGGAGAACGTCCGCGTCACCCAGGCAACCGACTACTGGTATCAGTTTGATACCACCTCGACGTTTTCCGTGCGGACGTATGCCGTTGCCGGCTATGGCTCGGATCCGATGTTGTGGTTCTATAACGCCGATGGTCAACTTCTTGCCCAAAATGATGACTGGTATGGGTTGCAGTCTCGGCTTGAGGTGCAGGTGGAACCTGGCTGGTATCGCCTTCGAGCGGGGGTCTGCTGCGGCAATCCTGACGCATGGTGGTCTGGGGTGCAGTACGACCTAGAGACGAACGTGGAGGCTGTTGTGCCAACGACATCGCAAACCACGACGACTGTTGAAGAGACGACGACAACGACTGAAGTGTCTACAACGACAACCGAAGTGGTCACCACAACCGAGCCAGAGCCGAGTAGTACGCTGGCGACATGGCAGACGACGACGAGCAGCGAGCCGCTTACGAGCGAGCCATCGACTACCACCGTTTCGCCGACATCGTCCAGCACTACGACGACACAGCCCGACCCGACCACGACGACATCGACTACGAGCCTGCCAGCCTCGACCACCTTGACGGAGCTGACTACGACCTCTACGGAGACGACGTTCCCTGCATCGGAATCATCCTCCACATCAACAACTACATCATCTCTGTCGCCGAGGCCATCGAGCAGTTCGGTTCCTTCAAGGCCATCCCCGACGACTACGACCTCACCTCCAACGACGTTGACCTCTCCGTCATCTTTGATTGCGAATGTGGCCACAGTCCCACCAAGCACCGGCTTGACGGCTGTTACGGTCATGCCGACCCCGACGACGACGACGATCCCGACGATCCCCCAGTCGCCGCTTGAAGCGGTAGACGTACTGTCAGCCGAGGCCACACCAGAGCAGGTGGCTGCCGCCATTGACGTGATTGCCGAGAATCTGGACACCCTGACCGAGGCCCAGTTGGATGCCATCGTGGAAGTCATCTCGGCTGCCCCGACCGAAGTCAAACGGGAGTTCGAGAACGAGGTCAACATCTTTTCGGCTGGTCTGGATAACTATGTACCGGCGGATTCCAAGATCACGGTGGCTGAACGGCGGGTGCTGGTCGCTGTCGGGGCTGTGATGGTGGCTGCCCCAGCGGTGGTCGGCAGGCGCAAATGATAGATTCGATCCGATGCGTAAGTACCTGACCCAGACTGCGGCGATCATCGCGGCCATGTGCGGGTCGGCGTACGTCATCATCACCCTGTCTGGGGCCACCCGTCGCCAAGCCCTGTGGATCACGGGGGTTCTGCTTCTGGCGATGGTGGTCACCGCGTACTACGAGATAAAGGATGACGAGTGAAGTACCCCGTTCAGAAGTTCGTAGTCCCGAGCGAGTTGGAGAAGTGTCCTAACGGCGACATTCCCCCGCACCTGCTGTCGAACATCAAGCCGTACGGGCAGCTTTACTGGAAGGCAGCTGCGGCGTGGGAGGCTTTGTGCGAGGCAGCCAAGGCTGACGGCCTCGAGTTCAGCCACGTTGGTGCGTTCCGCTCGTTGAAGGAGCAGGTCGCCCTGTTCGACGCACGGTATTCCAAGAAGGCCACGAAGAGGATCCCACAGGTCACCCGCACCTACAAGGGCAAGACGTACTTCCTGAAGGAAGGCATGGCTCCGGCGGGAACACCTGGCACGTCAAAGCATGGATGGGGGACGGCCAACGATTTCGCGGCGATTGTCAACAAGAAACTGGTCAGCCTCGGATCTAGCCAGAAGCACGTCGATTGGCTCGTCGCCAACGCTCACCGTTTCGGCTGGTCGTGGGAAGTGGAAGATACGTCCAACCCGAACTTCGAGATCTGGCACCTGATCTGCTACGACTGCGACAACCTGCCGGCTGAGATCCTTTCGCGTTCGGTGTCTCAGGCGACAAAGGTCAAGAAGCCAACTCGCAAGGAAAAGAAGGGACGCAAGGCTTGAAATGGGCCGTCGTCTTGTTCTTGTTGCTGGCGGTCTGCTGCTCGGTACTGTTGCTGCTTTTACATTTCTTGTTCGTGACGCTCGGGAACGCTACGGATCTGGAGTGCGGTGGGAATGAGCGAGGGGATCATCGTGGCAGTCATAGCGGGTGTCGGCACGGTCTTGGCGGCCCTTGTGCAGGGGATGCGAAAGGAAAATCGTGACGATCATGCGGTCGTTGCGGACTCGCTGAACCGGATCGAAACCAAGCTGGACAACCATATTGACGACCATCTGAAGGGCGAGATTTAGTACGTTTCGGGGTGCTAGGTTGCCGATCCCTATGACGGCACAAACACTTTCTGTAATACACAAATACCTGTCTCGCGTTGTGGCACATGGTCCCGAGCAGGACGAACTGATCAAGGCAGTTGAGGCGGTCGAAAAGGAACTGTTGTCACGAATCCGCAATAAACAGATCGCGTGACACCCCTCTGTTAGGGTGGCGGTATGACAGAGTCAGAGGGGTATCCGACGGTCGTGGTGGTGTGGGCTGATGCCCATTCCGGCGCAGAGCATTGGGCTGAACTAGACGCGGACGACAAGTCCGAATATCTGGTTCAGTCCTGCGGTTTCATCATCGAGACGGAACGCGGCGGCAAGCCTGAACACATCACGCTCGCTCAGAGTTACACCCCCGACCTAGACTTTGATCACGTCTTGCACATTCCGAAAGGGATGGTGAGGCACATCCAATTCATGGAGGCATTCACGAAGAGGTTGTCTGTCTGACACCCATCGTGTATGTTGACCGCATAACGTCATACACCTAACAGGAGAGAAGGGGAAATGGGAAGCAAGAGATACCGCATCGCCAAGCAGCCACACGGCTCGCAGGGGTGGCTCGAGGATCGTTACTGGGACGCAGAACACAACCTGCGTATCAGCGCATCGCCATGTGCAGCGATCTACGACAAGCACCCGTTCGTGCCGAAGGATGCCTACGCAGCTGAGATGCTCGCAGGTGTGCCACCGCTGCCACAGAAGGCAACGTGGGCCATGCAGCGCGGCACCGATCTGGAGCCGGTCATCGCACGTTGGGTGATCGAACGCACCGGTGTTGATTACGCCGAGCCGAAAGAGATGTTCTGCTTTGACACCGACAACGGTGCGAGGCTCATCGCCACGCTCGACCTGTTCTACGAGGACGGCGACATCCGCAAGGTGGTTGAGATCAAGTCACGCAACAAGCCGTGGGAAGGCGAACTGCCCGACTACTGGAAGTTTCAGGGTATCCACCAGGCGATCTGCGCCGACGTGGACGAGATCCTGTGGGCCGTGTTCGATTCTTCGATGCAGTTGTTTCTGCACAAGCAGGAAGTGACCAAGGCCGAGAAGGCTGAACACATCGCGGCCTGCGAGTCGTGGCTGAACAGCATCGAGTTGGGCATGACCCCAACCGGCGTGACATGGACATACGAGACGGTGACGCAACGGTTCCCCGAGCCTGAACCCTCCGAGACTCGAGAACTGCCGACTGAGGCAGCAGAACTGCTCGCTCAGTTGAAGCACGTCAAGAGCGAACTCAAGTCGTATGGCGAACTTGAGGACAAACTGAAAGCGGAGCTGTGCGAGTTGATCGGCACCGCTGAAGTCGCCACCCTCAACGGGGTGACGGTCGCAACGTGGAAAGGTAAGACAACCAAGCGGTTCGATCAGAAGCGTTTCGTTGACGAGAACCCAGACGTTGCCGCGCAATACACGAAAGAATCCATCAGCAGAACATTGATCCTGAAAGGGGACAAGGCATGAGTGAGAAAAAGGTTGGGCTGGGCGATGTCCTGGCGAAGTACGGTGTGCCGGATCCGAAGATCGTCGGCAAACTGCCCAAGGGTGGAACGACCCTAGACTTTGTCGGCCACGCCGATGTGACGAAGATGCTCATCGAGATCGATGAGAACTGGACGTGGGAGCCGGTCGCGTTTGATGACCAAGGTCTGCCCGCGTACCGCGTCGAGAACGGCATGGCTCACATGGCTGGTTGGATGACGATCCACGGTGTTCGTCGTCTCGGCATCGGTTCGGTGCAGCACAACAAGGGCGATCTGCTCAAGGAACTGGTCAGCGACTTCATTCGCAACGCGGCCATGCGTTTCGGTGTCTGCCTCGCGCTGTGGACGAAGCAGGAATGGGACGATGTCGATCACGCACCGGCAGCCCCAAAGCCTGCTGCCCCTGTGCAGAAGAAGGTTGGCACGGCTGCGAAGAACCAGACCGTGGTTCCGAACAACATCCCCGAGCAGAAGCCTGCCGAGAATCAGGAAGGACTGGTTGAGATCACAGCGCAACAGCGTCAGCAGTTGCTCGAGGCGTGTGGCAAGAATGCCATCGACGTTCGTGAAATGGCAAAGCTGGCGGGTCGTGACTGGGACGAACCGATCTACGAGTTTGACCTTGCGGGATTGCGTGAAGCGTTCAAGACTCTCAAAGCACAGCGGGGTTAGTCATGCCGAATCGCAGAACGGTTGACCCGACTGGTCAGCAGCCGTCGTCCAAGATGGTGTCATTCCGCATCGACCCCAGCCAGGAGGTTGAGATGGATCTTCTCTGCAAAGCCTACGACTGTTCGCGGTCGTCGCTGTTCCGTCGCCTGTTGAAGCAGGCGGTGCAGCAGGTGCAGGAGGGTACGGTCTGATGACTCTTGAGGAGGCGATGGGCTGGATGATGACCGGCTACATCGTGACAGCTGGTGTGTTGATCGTCGGGTGGTGGATCCACAAGTACAACAACAAGAAGGGGAAGCGATGACCGACGACATTGTGACCCGACTACGGGAACTGATTACCGATCTGAAAAAAACTGTTCCGCAAACTTTGATGATTGAAGCAGCCGAGGAGATTGAACGCCTACGGGCAGAGTACGAACATTGTCGGTTGCAAATGCTGGTGTATCAGCGGATTGCGGAATTAGGCCCACAGGCGGTGCGTAATGGCTGACGAGATTTGGGAGTATTACGCACGGGACGCGCAGCGGGCTATCGAATCGCTGACCGAACAGTTGCGTGAAGAAACTGCCCAACGGAAGCGGTGGCAGGCTGTGGCCGAAAGGTTCTACAACCTGCACATCGAGGACCGCGAAGGCTGGTTCTACGCCATCGTGTCGTACGAGGATGCGGAGAAGAAGCGTGATGCAGCTTGATCAGGTTGTTTCGTTTCGGTTGACCACCGACAAGGGTGCGATTCCGATCACCCTCTGCGCCTGCGGTGTGCTGGTGCTGTCGTCCATGACCGGTCATTTCAACGGTTGCGAGTATCTCGCCATGAGGAAAGAGGAAATGGATGAGCAAGCAGCGGGCTAAGGGGACGCGGGCCGAGTCTGGTGTCGTGGAGTTCCTGCGCCAGAACGGTTTCCCGTATGCGGAGCGTCGTGCATTGCACGGGGCATTGGACAAGGGTGACATCACGGGGATACCTGGCGTGGTCATCGAGGTGAAGGATCACGCGAAGATCACGTTGGCCGAGTTCATCTCGGAGTTGAAGGAGGAAGTGAACAATGCCAACGCTGAGACTGGTGTGGCTG